TCGACCGGCTGACTCGAAAGCCTCGCCTTAGTCGACCGGTTCTGACCGGAACATTCGCCTGAGCTTGCCTTCTCACCAGAGCCGCGCCTTGCCTCAACGCCGATATGGTAATCTTGGAACCCATCTTCTCATTATACGCAAACAGCTTTTTCTGCGTTTCCTTGAGACCGGTCACCTTCAAAACTTCACTCATTTTTTATTATCTCTTATAGCGACCAGTTGATCAATAAAAACCTCGAGTTCATCAACGCCGAATAGCTCAACCATAAGAGGCAGCGCACCCCAATCGAGTACGCCGCCCATCATGTTCCATGCCTTTACCGCAGATTGAGATTCATCTGGAGCAGGACCGGGTGGCGTTGGCAGTTTAAGAGCGCCAAGCCACCAAGTTAGTTTTTTACTGCTTCCTCTGAACGAGCTTTATGCTCATGATACTCGGCCACGATCGCTGCCGTCAATGGCTGCCAGAGTTCTGGATGATCTTCGATCCACTCATGATAAAGCTCAAGATCAAAAGGAACAGATTCGTCGGTACCATTCTGAATAAAATCAGTTTCGACGAAGCCTTCCCAACCGAGGATGAATCGCTCGAGCAACTTTCGCTGATCAAGGCGACCATTGAACTCGCTGATCTCAAGGTCGGTTGGGCGGCGGACCACGAAGATCCGCCCCTTTACCTCAACACGCCGCTCTCTCTCTTTTCTAATCTGAGCTAGTAACAGATTAGACATAAGTTGGAGCGCCCTCAAGCGAGATTGCCGCTGGAGTGGTCGTCACGCCCTGAGAGGCGCCGCCAGTCATGCCGGTAAACCCAACCGAACCGTAGAAGAGCATGAACGTTCCATTCGGCCAAAGGATTTTGAAGCCTTTGCTCGCTGCTGCTGCATAAGCTGCCAACATCGCTGCCTGAGCTGTATTCGCCGGATCCCACTGAAAGGTGAGGCCGAAGCTCTGAGCATTTGCGCCAACCACGATCTGCTTCGAGGTCTTGTCATGGACGGTAGTGGTATCGACGAATTTAGGATCGCCACCAGCTGGAGCGAATTCCTGAACACCAGAAACCGAAGTTCCAAGAGTGACCAGCTTCACGGTACCAGAAGTGAAAGTGCCCATCGCCAGAGTTGAGATGCCAGCCGCGCCACCAACATCGGCGAGTTCGAAGGTATCTGTCGCGCTATTGAAGACCACGAACAGGCGGCCATTGAGCTCGTCGATGCCTTCGCATTCGACCAGCAGAATGTCGCCGTCAGTATAACCATGACCAACGATTCCAACTACGCCCGGCGCAGCATTGGTCAGGGTCGCGATTGCCTTGGACGCAGCGATTGCTGATTCCATCGACATCTTCAAGCCTGAGTTTGTATAGATTGTCATTTTTCCGTTCCTCCTAAATTAAGGTTTCTGGCAAGCCATCCATCGTGGCATAGCGTACCAACCATATTTGTGTTACCTCGGCGTGATCAACGACATCATCTGGATCCACGATCACTTCGATACTCGTATTGGTCAGGTGACAAGATTGAACCTGACCAACTGCTGCTTGAAGAGTCGAGAAAGAGAGTTTCGTCTCAATCTCGGCTGCCATCGCATCTATTTTATCCTCGATAGTTTCTTGGTCACCTGTACCGGGAAGTCGAAGCATGCCGACCACGATCAAGCTCATCTCGCGCCAGATCGCCGAAGGACCATCCTCTGTCATCGGCTCGGAAGTTTCAACGTCAACGAAGGTTAGCAGATATGGCCAAAGCTGGCGAGTCGATGGAATCCGACTTTCAACCACCGAGCCATAAGTCACCTTGTTTGCCTTGAGCAGAACGGCGGCCGCTTCTCGAACTAATTGGCGAGCATGGCTCATGCGTCGTACCTCTCAACTTTGAAGCTGTCGAGCATATCACGAATAGCAAAAGGAACTCGAGCCATGATCAAGCCATTCTCTGCCTGAGGTTGGAAGTTCATCCAATGACCGATCAAGAGCAACATCGCTTCTCGAAGGAGATCCGGAACCGCGCTTTTCGCCGTGCCATAACCTGCCGTATATTGAACTCGAACGGCATGTGGTTCTCCTCGAGTGGTTGGCCATGATTCACCAAAGGCAACTCGAATGCTTGGCGTCTCGTCATAATCATCGAAAACATAATCGGCAGCATCCATGGTCTGCTCGACTCCGTCATTGTCGATGTATTTCACTGAGACGATCGCGCTCACCGGTGGCCAAGGCAACTCGATATTCGTAGGGAAAACATGAAGCCTCAACTCGAGAGTCTGAGACATAAACGCTCGATGGCAATATCGTTCAGCCCATGCACGCGCCTGACCGATGCGCCGAGTGATCAGTCCATCTTGGTCTGTATTGGTTGGCAAGATCCCGATCTGCGCTTTCACTTCGGCGAGCGTGACCGGTTCAATAGTTGGTCCGGTGATTACTTTCATAGATTAGGCTCCACCATAAATTCGCCGACATCTGATTTCCAGGATCCGCCGCTCATGACTAATTCGACCTGTATCGCCCAGATGCCCGGCAGGCTCAAATCACCAGCAATCGAGGTGTAGGTCAAAACGCCATCGGTGCCATCGGTGCCGAAGATCGCCGGCTTGGTCAGAGTCGTACCATTCGAATGCTTGAAGATGATGTTCTTGGTAGTCGCTGAGCTGACATCAACCACGACATCATCATCTTTCACGGTGACCGAAAAGAGAGAGCCAATATCATCGACGTGAATTTCATTTGCGCTCAAAGTTCTATCTCCCATGATCGACCTTGGTCGATGTATAAAATAAAGGTCGGCATCTGCGAGATGTTCGCGATGCTCGACCGGCCTTGATCAATCAACGAATCGAAAGCAACCACTCGATTGATCTGCAGAATGAAAGCAATACTATCGTTCAAGGATAAAGCTCCTGCTCTGATCAATATATAGCGTGAAGCTAATAATCTCACCAGTGAGATAAGTCGGATGGTGAGAATCGAGAATAGTCAGCAGGGTCATAGCGAGGCGATCCATGCGCCGACATCAAGCGTCACGAACTTCGCCATGAATGTGTCAATCTGATTGCTGTTATTAGTGTACCGAATGAGCACTTTCTCATTCTGTTTGAGGATGATCTCATCAGCACCAGTCGAAGCGAAACCGCCAGAATTCTTACCGCCGACCAGTAGAATATGTTCGATCTCATTAGCAACCGTATCTCCGGTGATCCCGGTCGGATCGACAGATAGATCGGCGGTTGGGAGGTGAGTATCGTACATATTGAGGTTCTTGTTATGCAGAACCAGAGCCGCGCCATCGGCATTATCAGTAATGCCATGATACACCGCTATATCGGCATCGCCCTGCGTGCTGGTGAAATCGAGAGTCGGAAGATGCACCTCAAGAGCGGTGGTGTTTACGATAACGAAATCAACTGTGCCGCCATTGGCCGGGCATGTGTTGATTTCAGAATGGATAAAGGCGTAGCCGAAATGAGCCATCGCATGAGTGACTTCGGTCATAACCAAAGACGGCACGGCATCAGCAATCTGAGTGCCCTGCCGGCCGACCAAAGCGATGGCTTGAACATATTCGGTGCCATCAAGAAAACACTTTATCGCTCGGCCACTGACATCAATGGCTCGAGTGACAAAGCTTGGTACGAGAGTCATTTACGACTCGGTTTTCGGTGCTGCCTTCTTTCGGCCGCCTTTATTGGCAGCAGGTTTCGCCGCCGTCTCTTTCTGGGCTGGCTTCGACTCTGCCGTTTCTTTCTTGGCCGGTGCCGATACTGCCGTTTCCGGAGCAGAGATCGTGCCGATCTCATTGGCATAGCCTTTATTGACAAAGTCATCTGCGACTACCGCAGAGACTACTTCTGGAACATCGAACTCTTGGTCGATCAAGAAATTTCCCTGAGGACCACAAGCATTGACCGTCATTTTAATTCGGCGCATAGGCTACTCCATCACAACATGAATCACGCCAGACTTGGCATTGCCACCAGCTGAAACCGTGATTTTGATACGATCATTGGCGAGAGCAATTTTCTCCAGCACTGCTTCGCCAGCGGCGATTCGTACAGAAGCTGCTCCAGCCGTATCATGAGTCGCCTGTCGAGGCGCTCGCGTCGCAGAAGCATTCACCGCAGCTTCGGACCAGAGAACTTCTCCGGTCGCTTCGGAAGTGATTACAAAAGTGACGCCATTCGCAAAATCGGTTTTGACATACCGAAACTGAGATAGCTTTCCGGTGAGGACCGGCGTAAAGCCAATCACATCACCGGAAGCATCAGTGGTTAAAGCAACTGCAAACCGCTGAGCAAAGCTCATTGGTTTAAGCCGTCATGCCAAGCGAGGAGAGTCGAGCTTCCAACTCATTAACACGAACCTGCAAATTCTGGACCACATATAGCAGCGTGATCGCTTCCTGAGCAGTTACGAAACCAAACGGAGTCGTATTCGTGATTGCTTGAATGGCATAATCTGGAGTGCCCTCAGCATCGGCCGGAGTGATGCTGGTAAGGGCGGCGGTTAGCGCAGCAAGCTGCGCGCCGTCGACCTTGACCAGACCACCAGTTTCGATATTGAGAACCCCACCATCGGCTACGACTACTTCATCGCCGCCTTGCTTATGGTAGACCTTAGGTCCATAGGATTCATCACTCATCGTGAATCCCCCTTATGCCTGAGGAGCGGTACGAGCGCCTGCCTGAGCCCAAAGAGCAGCCAGATAGATGTCACCAGTATTCGCAGATGGAGTGATCGTAACGCGGATGTAGCGCTTGATGCCTCGGTAACCAAGTTTCTTGGTTGAGTTATCATCGCTGAACAGCGGCGTTGCCAATGCTTCGGTACCGATCAGCTGTTCATCAGCGACCGCAGAAGCATCAGAAAGATTGGACGCATCGCCCTCTTCCATCAGCACCACGAAGGTCGCATCAGCATCAGCGATTGAACCAAGCAGCATGACGAACTCGTTGATCGCGAAGTTCGCCGTATCGAGAATAGTCGATACGAAAGCGGTATTATCGGTGGTTGCGGCGGCCGGAGCCTCCGCGATTGAGTATTTTACTGAGTCATGAAGTCTCATGTGTTGGCCCCCTTAGCCCAATGTGACGCGAGCGAATGCTTCTTCAAGCACCGGCATACCGTCGGTTTCCAGTCGGCCGATAATGCCGGTCTGGTTTGTTTCGGCGTACAGCTCAGTCAAGCGCTGCAGTTCGATGTTCATCGCATCAGCGATCCAATAGTGAGAGAAATCACCGAACAGACCGACATAGAGACCAGTCGTGAAAGTGTTCGGAGCGAATTCGCTCATGTTCACAGGCCGGCCCAGAAGCATATCTGGATCTGCTGCGACTTTAGATGGCTGCCAGATGTACTGGCCGTCACCGTCTTTCAGCTTGGCGAGCATTGAAACTGCATCGCGATGGAATAGCCATTCTGCCACGCGCTGGTACTGCGATTTGCAAGAATACTTCGCGTTGATCAAGCCGTCGAAAGTGAAAGCAGTTGCGGTATTGCCAGAAGCAATATCGCGACCGGTTGAGATACCATCGGCCGATGCGGTGAATACGCCCAGAGGCTGCTTCGCGCCGCTACCGGTCATGAATGCTGCTTCCTGAGTGGTGCCAAACTTATAAGCAAGGCGAGCACGGACGATCGCTTCAATTCCAGGAACCTGACGCAGAAGCTTGTTGCTGATCTTGATGCGCTTCGCGAGAGCATTTGGAGACAGCTCACGTTTACCGAAGGCGAGGCCAGTATCTTCGCTACCGGTTGCAATTTCCGGAGTCCAGTTGGCATCGTCAACATCAGAATCCATGGTCGGCACGCCAAGGCTAGCGGCCATAGGCAGCTGGAACTTGGTTGCGCGCTGACGCATAAACACCATATCGTCGACATCTTTCAGCATACCACTAGCCATCTGTTGCGGCATAATCAAGAAACCACCTTCGGTTCCAGCGCCGGCTGAGAGAGCACGCTTTTCATCGAGACTCAGTCCATCAGGACCGAAACGCATACGCTTCTCGAATGCTTCACGATATTCGGCAGAGGAAACACCCTCGCCAGAGTCGCGATTTTCTGACCCAGCTTCCGAATTATCTTCGAAATGCTGACCAGCGATCTGGCGTTCTGCCTCGATCTGGCGCTCTTCATTACCAATGGCAGTCGCAAAGCGCTGCTCATCGGCCATGTGAGAATCCCACTGAGTCTGCTCATCAGTATTCAGCTCACGCTTCTCGCTCTCGGCCTTGTCCAGCAAAGCTCGAGCGGCCGTGATGCTCGTATTACGAGCGTCGCGGAGTTCGATCAATTTCTTGCTCATGTTGTATCCTCCTAAAATTATTTGCCGGCCAGCATGAGTCGCTGCCGCTGCAATTTGCTACGCCATGAATTCTGTTCTTTGTCACTTTCAATCGCTTGCGTCATGGCGCGCATTGCAATATCTGTCTGCGGATATGCCGGATAAGTTACCGGCGATACATCGAATAACCGCAATTTGGTCAAGGTCCGGATCTGGCGACCTTCATCATCTTTAGCCCAATTCTGGCCATCTGGCCGAACTGAGAAGCCGAAGCTCATATGTGAAACATCGCCGCGTTCCATGCTGACCATGAGATCACGGGCAACCTGAGTATCGGGCGGAATGATGGAGATGGCAAGGCCACGCTCATCTTCGGCCATTTCCAGAGTGCCACTCATATTGCGACCCAGAACGAAATCAGCATTATGATTCCAGAGAGCTCGAACATCATCGGTCTCGAGTGCGCCCTTGAAGGCGCCGGGCGCGATCTGTTCGCGGAAGCCTCCGAGATCCTCGGAAAGCTGGTTGAATACTGCAGCGTGGCCGACCATCTTGCGCGTACCATCTTCACGAGTCTCGATCTTGATCTCGTCCATGGTGAAGGCGCGGCGTTCAATTTCATCCTTCATTGTTTGCTCCTTCGGCCGGTGCTGCCGGCGGCGTTTCTGTATTTGGCGTTGGCGGTTCTTTGCCAAGCATCTCTGCGGCTTGCATATTGCTCGGAACGATGAAATCGCTCAAGCCATCTTCGGCCGGTAAATTGTCTTTCGCTCGAACCTCGTTGCGATTCAACCAGCCGGTCATGATGGCAGTTTGGTAATACTTCGCCCTCGCCATCGGATCGCCTCTGAGCAGACCCTCGGTCATGAACTCAAAGAAGTATGTATCTTGCTCTGCTTCGGTCAATAAATCACGGTTCAGCGCTGGTTCCCATCGAGCGAGCCATGGACCGATCGTATGAACCACGAGCGAGATATTCTGCGCATCAATATTTGAGAAGGTCGCTCGCTCAAGGTCGCCGATCATATGTGGTGGCACTCTGAACATTCCGGCGATCTCTGACCGCTGATATTTTCGAGTCTCCAAGAACTGAGCATCTTCATTCGTCATGCCAAGCTCATGGAAGGTCATGCCGGATTTGAGGAACGCCGTTTTGTGGCGATTCGGTCCGGTCATATAATTCTGCCAATTTTCGCGGAACTTCTTTTCCTCTTCGGTATCTTTGAACCGGCCGCCGCCTTCCCACGTCACATAGCCGCCAGATGGACGAGCATCATTCGCAAAGAACTGAGCGCCATACTCACCGGCCGCCAGAGATGCGCCGATTGCTTCGCGCTGAGCACCGATGACCGATAGCGGCTTCACGCCATCGAGTACCATGAATGGAATCCGCAAGACCTCATCTTGTAACAAGACGATTTTCTGACCGTTCGGAGAAAAATACTCATACACGATTTGCCCATTTTTCAGTTGAGAGACGTTAACGTGATCTGGATTCATCGGCACGAGAGTTCGATTGCCTCGGCCATCAACCATGATTCGATTGTATGAGGCGCCTCGCAAACATTGGTGAATGATCTGCTGCTCGATCCACTCGAATCGAGTCTGCCAAGAGTTCGGCGTCTGGTTCAAGGTTCGATACAGAGGATGCTCGGTCGCTTTCTCTTTGCCACCACCATCGAGTCGACGATAGAGGACCAAAGGCAACGAGGCGATTGCTTCGGATAGAACTCGAACGCATGAATAGACTGCAGAAGCTGACATCGCCGAAGTTGAGTTGACCACCTGACCTGAGGCAGTATCAACGCCGCCGCCCATGAATGATGCGATCACCGGATCTCGAGGATGGACTCCGGCTTGAACGGTTGCTCTACTTTCTAGTCGGCTGATCAATGACAATGCGTCTCACTCCTAACCACCAGAGTCCGGCGCCAAACGTGATGAAGGCAACCGGCTGAAATATAAGAAAGGCGCCGTAACTTACTAAGCTTAAACCGCCGAATGCGAATATGTCTCGCAAATCTATCATATCACTCTCGGCTGGCAAAGGTTTTTGATTTTCCATAATATTCTCCTATAACATCATCATGTCGCCATCACTCGGCGGCGTTCCTTCGGCATCGCCTATTAGCGTACCGATGGCCATCAGCAGAGCGACCATGTCATCAATTTTATCTGCTGACTTTTTCTTGTCTGGTGCTTGGTTCAGATTGACGTCGAGCCGCGCAACCAGATTAGCTGCGCACCAAGTCAATACCGGATCGCCTCCGTGAACGAATCGCTCGCTCAAATAGGCTCGCTCAAATTCTTGCATCGCCGGATGATACGACTTCGGTCCCTGAATGAATTCCATCATCTCGATCCCGGCTTCGTCAAGCTTGGCGACCACTTGAGCGGCATTCCATTTATCATATCCGATCGCCATCACTTTGAACCTTTCGCAGTCGTCGATGATCTGGGCGCACATCAAATCGTGATTGACCACCTTGCCCGGCAGCTGCTCAACGATTCCGGCCTCGGTCCAAGCGGCATATGGAACGGTACCTCGAGTGGTTCGCAGATGAACCGCTTCCTCTGGCACCCATCTCCGGCCCCATGTATAGTAAACGCCCTCAATATCCCAAACCAAGCGGAATGAGCAGAGATCCGTGGTCGAGGCCAGATCGAGGCCGCCGTAACATGGAAATTGAGCGAGCCAGTCAAGGTCGACCTCTTTCTCACAAGCCTGCCATTGCTCAAAGCGAATCCAGCCGGTTGCGGTCGCTGATTGGCGGTTGAGGCGCTTGATCTTGAACTCAGCGAGCTTGCCCGGCATCACCTTGGCTTCGATTGCCTCTTTCTTGATCTCGGCGAGTAGAATCGGGTTGACTTCCATCAGCGGGTTCGCCTTTATCCAGCAAGCCTCGTCGAAGATGTCATCTTCATCGTCAATTTGGTAATAGACCGCGAAAAAATGATCTGCGATGACTGAGCCTTCGAGTACCTGCTTTGCGAATCCGCGCAGCTCATGCCAAGGTCCAGGATTCTCATAGCCTTCGGTCGTGCAATATAGAAAGAGCGGCGACCGCCTTGCGCCGGCTGCAGATCGTAAAACATTCAATAGATCAGCATTTGGGTGAGCATGGATCTCATCAAGCACCACGCATGATGGGTTTAAGCCATCCTGAGTACTCGCTTTTGCGTTGATCGGTTTGAAAGTGCCACCATTCGACATAGAAACGATCGAATTAGCGAAAGGTCGCAGATCGAATGCCTCTCGAA